CCAGACGAGGGAAATCGGGCGGACAATGTGACTATCCGGGCGACTCCGGGTGAATACATGATGGATCGGCCTACCGTAAGGCACTATGGTGTCCGTGTCATGGAGGCATTGAGACAGCGGTTAATACCCAGAGACTTGTTTTCGGGCGTCCGGTTACCCGCTATGCGCCCTGCTTATGCTGGCCCGGGGTTCGCATACGGTGGACAGATAGGACGCCAAAATGCCCCCTCACCGGCTCCACAACAGACTACCATTGTCAATCTGACCGATAAGTCCGAGTTGGATCGTTATCTGGCGTCGGTCGAAGGACAAAACGCAATCATGAATATCATCTCTACACGGAGCCAGACTGTCCGGCGAATAGTGGGGGACTAGGTGATAGCTAATGAGATCCTTGCGGTGCGCCCTGACTGGTCCGATACCTTGCGTATGGAATATGCCTGGAAGACGACCATCAAGCGCGGGCTCGCCGGGCATGAAAAACGATCCGGCCTTTTGTCGGCACCAAGACGCGCCTTCGAGTTTACAGTGCAAGCCCGCACCGGTCTTGAATCCGAGATGCTGAAAAAGCGGCTCTATACGGCACATGGGAAGATATTTGGGGTGCCGCTATGGACAGACGCGACCGCTCTTGCGGTGGGAGTTAGTGCCGGGGCAACCTCTTTGCCGGTTCTGGAAACCGGATTTCGTCTTTTCCAGGCTGACCGCCTCGCGATTATCGTGTCCGGTGGTTCCTATGAGGTTGTGGAGGTCTCGGGCGTTTCGACAAGTGTGCTCTCCCTGGCCGAGGCCGTGACACAAGACTGGCCGGCGGGATCTTTTGTAGCCCCATTCTTCCAGGGTCGTGTCGATGACTCAAAGACGACGGTCACGGGGAAGACGGATCGTGACGGCACAGTCTCCTTGCGTTTGCTTGAAGAGTTTGACGAGCGTTTTTCAGTCCCGACACCGGACATGACCGATTACCCTACATACAACGGCTTGCCGGTCTTGAATACCCCGCACAACTGGTCTGACAGGTATAGCCAGACGATGGAGATGGACACAGAAGCTTTTTCGTTCTCTTCTCTGGCCGGGCTGACCGAAAGGGTTCTGACGCAAAATGAACCGCGACTCACCATATCCCTGTCCGCCAGTGCTTTCACACGGGAAGAATCCCGGCGACTGCTCGATTTCTTTATAGACAGAAAGGGGCGGCTCTTGCCATTCTGGGTGCCCTCACCCGCCTCGGACATTATCTTGGCCGGTGCCTTTTCGTCAGGAGATACGATCCTCGATATTGGCGGGGTCGATATGTCAGCACTTTTCGGGCAAGGCTATCCGACGACCGGGAAGCACCTTTGGTTTCGTTTCCCTGATGGTACGACTGCGGCACGGGAGGTTGTGGGGTGTGATCCTTCAACAGGGAGGATCAGCCTTGGATCGGCAATCGGAAAGACGGTGGAGCATTTCGTGAATGTCACCGTTTCACTTCTCTATCCGGCAAGATTCGATAAGGACACGCTCGGCATGGATTACGAAACCCTTGATGTGGCAAGCACTACGCTCCACGCGACGACACTTCCCCGGTGGGAGGTTGAATAAATGAGAGACACTTCACCAGCCTTTACGACCCGGGAAAAGGAAGAGTTCCTATCCCCGGTCGAATTGTTCCATATCTGGGAAGGTGGGGACGATCCCCAAGCGCGGCATTGGTATTACACCAGCTCTGACGAGGCCGTTGATTACAATGGGAACACCTACGAACCGGCGGCAATCAAGCGGTCTTCCCTGTCCTTTGACTCCGACCTGACCGCGACGAAGTGCGGAATTACGGTCGGTGCCCTGGAAGAGAACTTCCGCGATTACTTGGCACAGAATCCGTTGGCACAGATGTGGGTTAGTGTTTCGCGGGTCCATCGGGGAGCGGCCAGCGACGCGGTGGTTTTTTTCGTTGGGCAGGTCAAGACAGTGGCGTTTCAAGGGGCACAAGCCGAAGCCGAATGCGTGGGCTTTGAGCACTTCTTGTCAATGAAGATCCCAAGGTATCACTTTCAGGCGCACTGCAACAACACGCTCTATGACGCCAAGTGCAACGTGGATCGGGGGGCCTTTTCCAATACATGTGCGGTGACAATCTCGGGCAATATCCTCACGGCTCCGGAGTTTGCGACCCGTGCAGACGGCTTCTTCACCTACGGTTGGGTCAGTTTTGGGGGCCAAAAGCGGATGATCACTGCTCATTCCGGGTCTTCTATCGTCCTGCAATACCCCTTCATTGACATTGCAGACGGGGACGAAGTGACCGCATCTGCCGGTTGCGATCAGAGAATTACGACATGCCGGGACAAGTTTGACAATCTAGGCGGGAACAATGGGCTTTTGTCTCAATCTGCGCCGGTATCGACTCCAAGTAAGATCACGGGAAACCAGACCCTTGTTACTCCAACGGTCTATACATCTGGTCCGGTGACAAGCGTTACGGCGAATTGCAAGTTTGTTCAATGGCGAGATGATTACAGATATACCGCAAGATGCTATATCACGGTGAACGGGATAGATCACTTGGTGGATACAGTCAGTGGGGTCAGGGAGTTTGACTTTACAAGGACAGTTACGGTTGCAGTTTCAAACGAACGAGCCAGTGTATCGGCAAGGATAGAGGCTGAAAACTCCACATTGTCTTGTCAATTACAGTTTTTGGTACAAGTTATGGGCGGAACATGCCAAGGGGAAGGAGCCTCCGGCGGTGGTTTCTTTGGAACCCCTTATATCCCAACAGAAAACCCCTCGATGATGTCATGACGAAATACTTTTACGACCAAGAAAAGCTACAGGAATTACGCACGGAATGCGCCGCATGGCTTGGAACCCCGTACCGTCACAGGTCTTCCAGAAAGGGTCTTGGGTGTGACTGTATCGGCTTTGTGGTGGGTGTCTTGACCGGAATAGGATACAAGAAGCGATGGAAGATGCCGGACTACCCGAAGGATTGGCATCTGCACAACGTGGAATCCATTCTGCTCCAAGAAGTCAGTAGCCAGATGAAGCATGAAAAGGTTTCCATTGACGACCCTCAAGACGGGGACATCTTGCTTTTCCGCTTCGGGAAGACCACCAGCCATGCCGGGATCGTTTTGGACGGCTGGATTTGGCACTCTGTTATCGGAATCGGGGTTGAGCGTTTTGTTTTGAATGATCCCACATGGTGGCACCGCAGGACATACAACATTAGGCTGGTGAAATAATGGCAACAGCGGCAATCGTTATCGGCGCAGTGGTCGTGGGGGCATTTGTCGCCACCGCCATGTTTTCAGCGGCGCGGCCACAGACTGGATCGCAGAAGCCGCAAGACATAAAGTTTGCAACGAATAAATTTGGCATCCCGATTCCCGAGGTGCTGGGGACTATCAAGCTGGCCGGGAACTATATTTGGACCGGGGAACAGCGTTCCGAGGCGATCAAAAGCAAGAGCTCCAGCGGTGGAAAGGGGGGAGGCGGCGGAGGGTCTTCCAGCACCATCGTGGGGTACAAGTACTATATGCACTTTGCCCTTGGAATATGCCTGGGGCCGGTGGACAAGCTCTGCACGATATATCGCGAACAGGAGCTGATCTGGTCCGGGGAATTGATCTGTCCGGCCTCCGGGGTGCAGACTATCCAGGCAGACAAGACGGGCGCGATCACGTTCTACTTTGGCACGGCAACACAGCCGCCAAACGAGAATATAGGAAAAAGTCTGCCGGACGGCACACTGAACACGGCCTACCCTGGGCTTTGCTGGGCGTATTTCAATGACGTGTTTATCGGAGAGTCCCCAAGGGTGCCGACCTATCATTTTGTGGTCCAAAAGGCACCTGCGCAATCCTTCGGGGGGGAGGCTGTTCTGTCCGCGTATGACTATAACCCCGCTCATGCTATCTGGCACATTTTGACGAACATGACCGGGCTTCCCGAATCATGGCTAGATGCCGCCTCCTTCTTGGCCGCCTCTGAAACGCTGGACACGGAGGGCCGGGGGATCTCCATGGTCTTTGACGAGCAGAAAACCGCTCTAGACTATATCGACAACGTACTTTCACACGTTCTAGGAATGCTCCGGTTTGGCGCAGACGGGCGGCTATATCTGGCTTTGATGCGCGGGGATTATGACAAAGAGACTGTCCCCGTGATTACCGAACGGGAATGTTTGGAGCCGCCGACCCTAAAGCGAAAATCCTGGGTGGACACTATCAACGAGGTCAAGGCTACCTACAATGAAAGGTGCTATGAGCAGGGGATCAAGCACGTTATCATCTTTTGTTTATGGATTGACGAAGCTGAATTTTACGGGACTTTTCCCGAAAGTGGCGACCCCACGACGAATGGATATTACGATGAGGAAACAGGTGGAGGTGCTTTTTCATGCTGGTTTGAGGACCTTGTAACCGCAAGGGCAAAGCTGGCCGACCTCCGGAAATACGCGGATGTGTATGTCAAGATCTTCGACGTAAACAACACCACTGGCTACAGGATCTATCCCCCCGATGAGTCGTGGCCGTCTGATATAGCACAGAGGGTGGAATGCCCGCGAAACCCGTCTTTTGAGTTTTTGAGGGACCAAGTGCAGGGCATGGTCCCGGGGGATATTACAGGACGAAAAACCTATATTGGCTTTACGGTGGACACCTCCGGTTCCATGACCATGAACACTATCGAACCCGCGTATTCACAGCTTAAAGAATGGGTCGGGTCAACCTATCCTGAATCTACCTTTCTGGGGAACACGGAACCGAGATCCGACGAGCGCTGGTTGTCTTGGCTTGCTGGCGACCTTGATTTTGCGTTCCCCGGTGTAAACTACCGGGAAGGCATCTCCGATCCTTCAAGTGTAAACATTGCCAACCAGCAAATCCAGGGCCGGACTGAAAGCCAGACGCTGGACCTTCCACTGTTCACGGTGAACTCGAATGCGTCTTGGGCCGCTCGCGAGGCGCTACGGAAAGACTCGTACCCGTTGGCTACGCTCAATGTGACCCTTTCCAGAGATGCGTTCATGCTCCAGCCTGGGGACGTGTTCAAATTTAGTTTCGCCCCCTACGGCATCGAATCCATGTTCTTTCGCCTGAAACAGGTGGACGAAGAAGACCTGGAGCATGAAGCTATCGGGATCGTGGCCGAAGAGGAATACACGGTTGTGAGCGAAACCATGATTGAGCCGCCGGAAACCCTGAACCTTTCAAGCCCCCCTTCGTCCTATATGATTGGCGGCGATCCCGTGGTCGTGCAGGAGGTGCAGGCCGTACCATTGACCGGAGGGCCTATCGCTATCGGTACGGTGAATCCCTGGGAAATCTCCGTGTCCTGGAACGGCATCGAGATGACAGAGGGCGAAGATTACACTGTGGACCTGTCGGCTGGAACGATCACCCCCATTCCCGGTGGAAGCATTACACCAGGAATGGATTT